AACCTTTATCTCTGAATAGAGTTTTGGCACCATTACTTTATTGGTAAAAATCTTAGAAGAAGGGGTTCTTGGTGCTCTTACTTCCTCAATAGTAGAGGCGGCTAAAAGTTCTTATTTTTTTACAGCTACAGCAAGTGACATTAATTTCTTAACTATTTTTTGAGATACTATATTTAAATATTTTTTTGCTTTATCTTTTTGAGAAACATCTTTAGTAAGAAGAGACACGAACTCTGTTATGTACATACTTTTATCTTTACTATTTTTTTCGTAGATAATGTAGGTATTCTGTTATAACATTACTCTCTGTTTTACTGTTTGCCTTAAATCTCTTATACTCTTTTGTATATAAATAATAACCACCAAACTCTTTCATAATAAATTTTATTTGATCTGGATTTAACAATCCTTCATTATTGTAGGATAAAAAAATGTCTTTAGCTTTAGTATCAGCTAATATATTCATAAGAGATTCTTCTACTGTTTTAATGCTGCAAAAGGTAGATTTATTATATTGTTTTGGAAGTCCTGTTATTCCTTGTGGTTCAAACGAAGCTTCTGTTACTATTGTATTGAGTAAATGATAATTCGCTCCATATTGTCTTGTGTTATACGGAGGATCAAGATATAAAATATCAGCTTGTATTTCTTTAACTATAACCTCTGCTCTATATTTAAACACTTTATTATTAGCACCAGTGTTCTTGAACGTAGCTGGTATTAATAGAAATGGTTTTAATGCCGATTTCTTAAAATTTTTTAAATATGCTCCATATACAGAAGTTGTATTCGCTACCCTATCTGCTGATTCTATCAATGAAGCAAATAAGTGTGCTTTGTAAACAAAATCTGCCTTTGATTTAAATATTTGTTCTCTTATAACATCTATCTTCTTGGCAGTTTCTTCGGTAAAATACATTCTGCCACCGGCAGGAGAATAATGTTTCCAAATAAAACCCTCCTTTGGCGCTAAATCATTTAACCATTTAAAATCTTCTTCAAAAGATTTACTATTTATTAATAGATTATAATTCAAATAATAACTATAGTCTTCTAAATCATTAGCAAAAACTCTTTCGACTTTTCCGTTAAAATGATTCCCAACGCATCCAGTTCCTGAAAACAGATCAAAAAAAGATTTATCTTCTAAATCTCCGCATACTTCTTTTATTGTTTCTGTAAGAAATGGAAGAAGGGACAATTTACTTCCTATGTAGTTCAAACGCCAATCCTTTTAACCATTCTTTTTATTTTAAATTCACTTTCGGTCCAAGCCGCTTGTCCAAACACAACACTACCATCATTCATATAAAGATTCATTAAATATAGTTTATCTTTTAATACTTGATCCTTAATGTGTTTCCAATAAGATTGAAACACAGGAACAGATACTTCTTTTCCGCCCTGATCTTCTACATTTAAGAAGGCCATTTCATTTCCATTCCTATCATTAAAACTTCTTATTGCGTTTATTGTGACTGGAACCTTCATTGATTTTTCTTTTACATTACTCAAATAAGGATAAATAACTTTTATATCAGCAAGTTTATTTATTGCTTGTAATACTTTTTCTGTGAATAAAGAAGAGAAAACTTTAACTCCATAAAATGTTTCTTCATATTTAACCAAATCCTCTATAGTAGTTTCTAATGCTGGAATAGAATCCATATAAGATTCACATTCTTTATATATTGCTATTAGTTTTTCTTCTACCTTAGTAGATTTCTTTTCCTCCCAAAACATTTTAACTGTTTGAAGAAGTTTCTTTCTGTCAGGAGTTTGCCAATCAAAACATCCAACTGATATTAATGCTTCAATAACTTTAATAGTAATACATCTGTCTTTAACTCTAAGATAAAATTCTATTAATGAAGAAAAATCTCCACCTATATTTCTCTCAGCTAATATTCTATCTACTGCTTTTTCTCCAACAAACTTTATATCATTAAGACCAAAGATCATTTTATCTGATTCTAATGGTTTAAATGTATATTCTGAATCATTAATATCTGGTGGTAATATTTCTATTCCTTGTTTTCTAACAGCGTTTATTTTAGGAGAAACATTCTTGTCATTATCCATTCCATATGATAATACTGCTGAGTAATAATATTCTCTAAAATAATACGATAGATATAATGTGATTAAGGCTATATAAGAATAACTTGCTGCATGTGCTCTATTAAAACTATATCCTGAAAATGCTTGTAAATCTTCTGAGATTTTAACAGCCATTGATTCATCAATCCCAAGTTTGTTGGCTCCACGAATAAACTTTTTTACAACCTTATTCCAAGCCTTAATATCCTCATCTGCCTTCTCAGCCTTACTAAGCTTTTTCATCAGCCCACGAACAGTATCTGCTTCGTCTAATGAAAAGCCACCTATTTTATGAAAAGTTTCTATGATTTGTTCTTGGTATAAAAATGTATAATGACTATCTTCTAATATTGCTTCCACTTCTGGAGGATATGGAGATGTACCACTTTCTTTTCTTTCTACATAAAATGGAGCACAAGTTTCAAGAGGACCTGGACGAGCCATAGCATTAATAGCCATCACTTCATCAAAGTTTTCTGGTTGTACTTCTTCACATAATCTTTCAGCTGTGTTTCCACTTAACTGAAAGATTCCTATTTTATTTTGATTATTAGCTTCTTTATATAAGTTAGGATCATCTTCACTTAGTTCATATATCCAGTTTTCTAAATCTAACTTAGAGCACTCCTTCAATATTTTTATCATTCATTCCTTCTTTAATCATATGCTACATCGGCATATTTATTTACTATACCATCATTCTTATAAACTTCAAAATCTACAACATCATATGGTAAGAAATATGCTATCTTCCTACGATTACCTTCTTTCCTTAATATCTCAAGTATTCTAAATGTTGAGTTCTTCCAAATGAAACTAAATATATTTTTAGATCCATCAACCTTTCCTTGTGATATTTTCTTTAAGAAATTTTCAGCACACTCCTGCTTCATGTCCTCTATTATTTCTGGATTGTATATTTTATAATTTCTCATAAGAATAAATTCAGATATTCTATAAACCTTATCAAAAACATACTCCCAATCTTCTTTTACAAATCTTTCTCTAAGTTCTTCTTTATTTATATCAAGCATTGCTCTCCTATCTGTTTTATAATATCATTATTCTAACTTTATGTCAAGAAGCGCAACTAATAATTGAAACTCCTTAGTTATTTTTCCTACTTCAAATCCTATCTTTGAAGTATTTATTTCTACATCTTCAAGATAAATTTCTAAAGCGTTTAAAGAACTTTGCATGCATTCGAACTGCTCAGCTACCATCTTATCTGTGCCTTCTTTTGTTATCATCTTATTCTCCTTGTATAATCTTTTAAATATTCATATTTTCTACTTGCTATTCTTGTTTCTTTCCAATCCGTAAAAGAATATTCATTTTTTGCTGAAAACCTATGTCTATTTTGAATACAAAAATAGACCATATTTCCTGGTTCATTATTAACTAATATTTTCGCATATGTATTTTCTAATCTCGATAAAAATAAAAATCCTAATGCTCTAAACTTTCTGTTGCCTCTATACTGTAATACTTTTGTTGCTAGACCCTTACAATTTGCGATTTTCGTTTCCCCCTCAATGTTTGTGTTGTTAACCTAAGCGACCCTTTATTCATTCTATAGTCAAAATAAAGATTTATATATTTTCTATCATATCTTGTTTCATCATAATAATCATGATGACCTGGCGTTTCAAATAAAAATATTCTAACGTGTTTATAAGTAGGACCTTTGTTTATAGCCGCTCTATGTGATGCTGAGAATACAATCCCAAGCATTCTTAATTTATCGTTCGCCTTTATATAACTATATCCTCTTTTTTCATTAGGATCTTTCCATCTACTCATAATGTCCCTATCTCCTTATCAAGATAGCTTTGTGGAACTATCTTTTTTACTCCATCCTCTTCTATTAAATATAGTTTCTCATCTATCATATTGATAGCATTTCTTATTGTATCAAGAACTGTTATTGCTAATACATCAAATTTTACAACACCTACTTCGTCCAAAACCTGTTCTTGCCCACTTTCAGGAAATGCTGTAACAACTTCTCCAGTAACTCTATCAACCGGAATTCTGTTATATACAGGTTCGTCAAGGATGACTATTCCTCCCGCATGCTTTCCTCCTTGCCGAATCTTATTTACAAAATATGGAGTCATATCAAGTATTGCTTTATGGTTTTGATAAAATTGATACACATCAGGGCTATTTTCTTTCAATACCTCAAGATTTTCTTCCCAAGATATATCAGATTCTAATGCTTTAGAAAACTTATTTGAATCACTATAGTCTATTTTATAAACTCTTAATAAATCCTTAACGGCTGCTTTTATTCCAAGACGATTAAACGTCCCAACATGAAGAACACGATCTTCTCCATATTTCTCAAATAAATATTCTTGTATCTTTTGTTTCCCGATTGATCCAAAATCTAAATCAATATCCACACCACCAGAACTTCCTGGTTTTACATACTTGAAATCCCACTCCTCATTTGTTATTTCTTCGGTTAATCCCATTAAATTTGGAATAATATACCGAGTTTTAACTTTACCAGAATTCTCTGCTAAGTATTTATAAAGATTAATTTCATTATCATAATATCTCTTAGCATAAGTTAGTTCTTTCTTATATTTCTTTTTTAAATCTTCTGGAAGCTCTTTTGCTTTCTCATCACAAAATGCTTTAAATTCCTTAAATGTTTCCATATCTTATTATAACATTTCCTTTCTTTTTACGCAAGATAGTCAATCACCAAATCTGGACTTCTGCTTTCGCTCATAAATCTCTCAAACAATAATCCTCTCTTAATAGGATCAAGATTATGAACCCCAAGAGCGTAAGCCAATAAACTCCCGCCTACTGATCCTCTGCCAAATCTTCCGTATATGTTTTCTTTTATTGAGAACTGCGTAATGTCTTCTACTATAAGAAAATAACTTGCAAACCCCTTTCTTATAATAATCTCTAGTTCTTTTACTAATCGTTTTTGATATTCTATTGGAATGTCTTTGAAATTATCTACTCCGAATTTTTTCATTAATCCAGCCTTACCATTCTTAATCAACAAAGCTTCATCGTTGTCTGATATTGTTGGTAGAAATATTTTCTTTCTTTCTGGTATAAGAAAATTACATTTGTCGGCAATAAACTCAGAGTTATTACACCAAGTAAGAACGTCATCTTCATCATAGTTGTATTCCCACTTCTTATTAAATTCAAGATAATCTTTTACATCATGATAAAAAAGATGTTTACTTTCAAGTTCAAACTTAATCGTATCTATTGTTGCTTTATCTCTAATAGCAATAGCTAATGTTTGTAGTTGAGCTTGTCCCGGTTCTAAATAATGAACATCACCAGTCATTACAAGCGGAATACCATTTTTATTAGCCATTCTAATCATAAACTCATTTACTACTTTCTGTTCTTTTAATTCATTTAGCTGAATTTCTGTATAAAAGTCATCACCAAATCCTTCTACATACTTCATATACAATTCTTCTGCTGTATCTTCCTTGTCAGCTAAAACTAATCTTGCCATTGGGTTAGCTATACAACCAGTTCCAACAATCAATCCTTCTTTATTGTCGAAGATTTCTTTAAGAAGATTTCTTGGATTATAATAGAAATGATCTGCGTCTTTCATACTAATATAATTAAGTTTTAATAAATTATTATAGCCTACCGCGTTTTTAACAAGAAGAATGATATGTTGAGTTTTGGTTCTTTTTCTTTTTTCTTTTTCATTCATTACAACAAGCTTATAAGTAAGATAAGCCTCTACCCCAAGAATAGGTTTAATACCATATTTTATACATTGAGTTTGATGCTCCCAAATACCGCTTATTCTTCCATGATCTGTAATAGCTAATGCTGGGTGATTATATTCTAATGCTCTTTGTGCATAATCACTTGAGGACCCGATTGCATCCAATCTTGATCCAACATGTGTATGTAAATGTAATTGTATAAATGCCATTATCTTCTTATTCCTGTTTGTCTTCTTGGATAAATGTCTCGACTTTCATGACAACCAACTAATTCATAATTAGAATGTCTACTAACCCTTGGTTCAAGATACTCTATTCCTATTATATTTAATCTCATATTACTAAGTAATACCACCTTTATTACATTTATTTTTGGATTTAGAATACCCAGATGTGTGAATATCTTACCAAGAAACCATAATTTTTCGCAAGTAAACTGCTTGTCCATTTCATAGGATATTATTCTATCTTGCATATAGAGTTATTATAATATTTATCTTTTTTTTAGTCAAGTGGGGTGTAAAGATAAAGTTGATTACTAAATGGAGATAAATATGACTTTAAATACATTGTTAGAAGCAGGACCACGATTTGACCTCACCGGACCAGATAGCACTAAACTTGTTACTAGATATTTTAATAAAGCTAAAGAGTTACTTAAAACAACAGATAAGAAAGAAATCGAAAGACTTAAATCTGGCGATAAATCTTTAGTTAAAACAGAAAGGGGTGAAGACCTATTAACTGCTATTAATATTTTAGCCAAGCATGGGCATAAAGTAGGGGCTAACTATGGTAATGAGAAAAAAGATGCGGCTAATGAAATACTTGGTAAATTAGAAACTGGATTTCCAGACAATAAAAAAGAATTATATACAAATCCTTTATATAAAGAATCAGAGAAGGCCTTTGATGATAAATATGAAAGACATAATCCTGGGGCTAAAGAACAAAAAGAACAACCTGGGACAGAAACTGCACAAAAAAAAGCTGAAAAACAACCAGCAGCGACGCCTGCTTCTGAAACTGCTGAAAAAATAGAGCCGGGGCCGGGACCAGAAGTAGAGCAAGAACCGGAACAAGAACAAGAATATAAAGAACCAAAAATAACTGATGCTAAATCAGTGGATGACTTAAAAGCCTTGAGAGCTGAAACTATTAAGAACATTCAAAATAGAATAGAGAAAGAAGAAAACAATACTGACCTTGGGTCTAAACATAAAGTAAGTAAGATGAGAGATATTGAAAAAACTTACCAAAAACAAATGGGTAAGCTTGTTGAAAAATATAAGCTTGGACCCGCCAATGCTTCTTCTGTAGCAAATAAAGCTGATTCTATTTCAAGATTAGCTCAAAATGATGTTATACGAGCTGGTCTTAAAGGTGCTATTGGTAGAACTATAATGAAAGGACAAGAAGTTGGTTCTGCATTAAAAAGAGCAGCTGAAAAAGGAACGGCTAAAGTTGGTAAGGCGCTTGACAATGAAACACTTCAAAAACATGCTGACGTTGTAAGAGAAGTGGGAAAAAACATTAAGGATAAAGCAGAAGAGAAACTTGGTAAGATTATTGATAAGAAAACAGATAAAAATAGGGCTGCACTTAAAGCTGCTGCTGCTGATGGTGTGCCAGAAAAGAAACCTGGATTAGCCGATAGAGCAAAACAAACAGCAGAAAAAGTTTTAGGTAATGTTAAGTCTGGAACATCGAAGGTAGCTATTGCAACTAAGAAAGCTGCCGTGAAGGGAGCTGATACAATTAAAAAAGCTATACCTAAAAAGAAAGAGGCTCCAATAAAGAATGAGCCAGGAATAATTAAACCTTCTGTTCAACAAGAACTTACTCCAGCAGAGATTAAGAAAGAAAAAGAGAAGGAAAGACTTAGAAGAATAGCTGCCGCAGCTAAAGCCAAACAAGTAGTTCCTTATAAGAACGCTCCTAATGTAAAAAGGATTAGTTAAGACCAAAGACATCGCCAATGGAATCTCCTAAATCCTCAAACTCCTCATAATATTCATCATCATCTTCTTCTTCATCAATAAAGGGTTGAGTCTTAGTTCCTTCGGCTATCATTACTGCCACATCAGATAAATTAATGGAAATAAAACCATTTGTTATTACTCCATTGTTGGCAATTTTTAATAATTTATTTCTTAATTTTTCATCTTGTTCTAAATGAGATCTAGTATAGTGAAACCAAGTATCACGAAAATAATCAAACATTTGATTTACTTGGAAGACAAAACCATTTTTTAAAATTATAGTCCCCCTACTATTTTTATAAGCTTCTATTTGTTCGCGCTTAAATATTTTGTTTATGTAATTCATTATATCATTTTGTTTTTCTTTCATATATTTAACTTACCGAAAGCCTACTAAAATCATTTGAATCTTTTTTCAAGATTATTTGATTAGAAAAGCTTTCTTTGTATTCTTCTCTATGTGATATAACAATAATAGAATTATCTACCGATAAATTATTTATGATATTAAGAACAGATTCTATTCCGTCAGCATCAAGATTCATGTCTAAAATTTCATCAAAGATAAGGAGATTTACTGATGATGAAAAGAATGTCTTCACTACCATAAACAACGAGAACGCAATAGCAAGTTCTAATCTTGTCTTTTCGCCGGAAGAGAAAGTGCTGAAAGGAACTTCTTCTCCATTCAATTTGATTTCTTCTTCTAAGTCCTTACTAAAGTTTATCAAAACCTCATTATCAAAAAAGAATGGAAGGTAAAAATTTACTTTCTCGTTAAATACATGAAGCATATTCTCTATAATATATTTCTTTACACCAAAACTCTTATTAGAAAATAATTGTTGAAGTATATCATAGTGATTGTCTTCAATAGTTTTTGCTTCTATTTTCTTTTGAGTTTCTATCTGTTGTAGTTCTGCTTTACTTGCTTTAGCTCTTAACTTATCAATATAACTTTTATCATAAGAAGAAGTAGCTTTAACATTAATGACCTTTATTTCGCTTTCAATCTCATCAAGTCTTTCTTTGTATTTATCTGTTTTTTCTTTAACGGAAAGTAAATAATCATTCTCATATATAGACTTATCTACATCTATATCAAGATCTTTTGATATGACCTTAATATTATCAATAACTGACTTATTGATTTCATCAGCATAAATAACTTCTTGTTTTTTTACTTCGATATCACTCTTAAGTTTATTCACTAAAGCAGCCATATCATCTAATGCTTTATTGGTATAGTTAGATTTTTCTGGAAGTGTTTCTTTCTTACTATTTAAGTCTTGTATCGCATTTCTAGCAATATTATTATTAGCTAATGTAGTTTCTTTTCTAGACTCTAATGAACTTACAGCCAGGCTCATATCGTCAATGATTACTTCTTGACCACCAATTAAACTAAGAGTAAATTCTTTTTCTACTCGTTGTCCACAAGTAGGGCAAGTTGTTGATTCAACTTGTAGATCTAATACTTTAGATCTACGTTCAACTAATTCTTTCTCAAGACGTTCTATTTCATTTTTTATAACATCCACATCTTCCAGCTCTGCAATCTTTGTATTTATTTGAGAATCTATTAAAGCAGTTGCGGCGAATATTCTTTCATATTCATTATTTTTATTTTTTTCTATAATAACATCGATCTCAATATATTTACTAAGCTTATTCTTTAATACATATAGTTCTTTTACAAATAAATCAAGATCTTTTTTCTTTGCTGTTTCAAGTTTTATTTTATCGCTTACTATTTTATTATTCTCAACTCTCTCAATAAATAATCTATTCTTTTCTATCTCTTCTTCTATATTTATATTACCTAAAGTATTAATATCATTCTTTATTCTTTCAGCTTCTGTTTTGAGACTTACTTGTTCTTGTTTATATCCCAATAAAGTATTTTTTACTTTATCTCTATATTCAGTAATAGATTGATTAGTAAAAGTCATTTCATGAGAATAAGTGTTTCTTTCTAATATGAAAGCTTCAAGTGCTTCTTTGATTGGCTTTCTCATTTCCTTAATACCATTATGATATTCAAGAATCTCTTTAAGGGAAAGAATATTTTCAAATATTTTAAGCCTATCTGATGGCTTGGATCTTAAGAAAGAAATATATAACTCACTAGAGAATATGATACTTGATACCATAGCGTTGTAGTTAATCTCTATTAAGTCTAATATCAATCCTTGCGCGTCTCCTGCTGTTCTGGGGGAGATGTTTTCCTTACCTCTAAATATAAGGATATTATTTTTATGAACACTATGCCTACGATACCTAATAATACTATAATCAACCCCACTAATATCAAAATTTACCTCTACCTTACAATCTATTTTTGTTTTTCTATTTATTACATCATCTATATTGGAAAGACTTTTCCCATATAAAGCCCATATGATAGCATCAACAAAAGTTGTTTTGCCAGCTCCATTCTCACCTAATAAAAGACGAGAATCGTTTATGTTTAACTCAATACGAGTTTCATAATCTCCATAAGATTTAAAGTTCTTTATCTCTACCCAATTAAATATCACACACTACTCCATTGTTTATTCCATACAGGAATGTTGTTCGTTATACTATTAAATACTAACCCATTTTTAGTATAAGTTATATAAAGATGAGAAAGCGTTTTAAAAGAAACACTACATAAGGATTTCTTTTTTGACCACCCACTAGGATATATTTCATAAAAATGCATGCTATTGCTAACTCTTCCTTTTTGAAACATTGTTCCTAATATAAATAGTTTATCGTTCATTGTTAAAAAACTTACCTCCTGTATATAAATATGCTGCAATATTTGTTTTTGTTATAAATGCTTCTTTATAAAACCATAATGCTAACTCATTTTTACTATAAATCAATCTCGTCAGTCCAAGATGATCAGTCGTCTTTTCTTTTAGAAATACTATTCCCAATAAACAAAGTTTCTCATTCATACGCATTTAAATTTAAGATCACCATTCTCAAGAACCTCAGTTTCAATCATTCTACCCCAAACATCTGTAGGAAAACTATTATTTTCAAAAAAAATTGTTAAAACATTTTCCTTTGGTTGTTCTATTCTAATGGTATCATAATAAGTTAATCCCATTCCTACATTAAATATTGTTCCAAGAATAAAAAACTTAGGATTCATTATACCAGATCAACATATCTATATCCTTTCTTATTAAAATAATACTCTCCTACAGAACAATCAGAATAAATCTCATAAGAATATATAAAAAGGTTAGGCTTTTTAAACTTAATCTTTTCTTCTACTAACCTTGTCCCTTCCCCACAATACTCTTTAACAAAAAGATTTCCTAACATAAATAGTTTCTTGTTCATTATACCACTTCTTCTAATACTTTGTCAAAAATTTTAAGAAGCTTTGCGTTGTCTATTCCTTTTTCATTTACTGTGGTAATATATTCTCTAATAATGTCTTTAATAGAAGAATCATTATTTAGATTAGATTCTTTTAAAACTATTTCATCTTTCTTCTCAAAAATAGGTCTTACTTCAATAGCTCCTTTATCAATAAGAATCTTTTTTAATTTAATAAAGTTTTCAATCTTTTCTTTTATCATTACTCCAACAAACTTATTGGTTGGATCAAAATCTTTAAAATCCTGTATATCTATTTTTGTATATGTAGGAGCGCCTGTATATTCAACAAACTTCCAACTTTCATTTTCAGTTTCAAATACTACAAATCCTTTTTCTATTCCCATTTCACCAAAGTTTAATTGTATTGGAGATCCAACATAAACAATATTTTTTTGTGATTGATGCCTATGAAAATGTCCCGTAAATACTAAAGAATATTCACTAAAAAGTTCTTTACTAAATGCGTGTTTCTCGGTTGCATGAAAAGCATTGTCAAAACTGAAATCTGCTATTGGGATATGAGTAAATAACACTCCCGGATGATTTTCTATATCTTCTTCTCTTTTTGTATAAGGTAGATAACTAAAATCTCCTCTATCTGGAAGATATTCAGCTTCCTTTATTACATGTCCTAATGGACTAAATGTTTCTACTATACTATTGTTATTTACATTATATATATCATGATTACCTAATATAAACACAAGACTTATTCCTGCTCTTTGCAGTTCAAGAAACTTCATGAACAAAGGAACAAATGCCTCATTCTTTATATTAGAAGATTTATCAAATATATCTCCCATTATTGTCATAGAAGTAATATCATTTTCTTTACAATAATGTAATAGATAATCTAAATAATTTATTATTATGTCTGTAGTAATTCCTTTCTTCACATGGAAATCACCCGTTAAAAGTATCTTCATTATTCTCCCCCTTTAATATAAACCTTCAACATAAAAATGAAAGTTTCCATCTAATCTGTTATAATATATTGAATTAGTTGGCGCGCCCATTGGTTGAACTGAAACTATTTTTTCGGCAACTAAACTTGGAAAAAGAACTCTCTTAGAGAAGTTTTTTAATAGTTTCATCTATTCCATCTTTTTCCATACTTGCAGCAAGTGCTGTTTTTAGATTTAGCATTTCTGTATAAATCTCAAGTGACCATTTGATCTCAGGTATAGTTGAAATAATATTATATAGAGCATTAGCATATTCTTGTATTTCTTGTTGAGCATGCTTATCGCTTCTTAATGTAATAAAATTTAATAAATTTCTAAAATCAACAGTAAAATACATTTCGGTGTATTGTCCCATTGGCATTACTATACGAGCTTGCTCTCTTGCCATTCCATATTCAAGATTATTCTCATATCTTCTTTCTGCTTCTTCAAAAAAGGAAGAATTTATTGTAGATAATTTTTTATTTGTATTATTATCAAACCCATCAACACTTCCTTGTTTATTTATTTCGTCTTGTTTTCTCCATGTTTTTGGCGCATAACATTTCCACTCAAACTTTTTATATCTTGCGCTTTCTTGATTAAATGAAAATGTTCTATGTCTTAATATTTGTTGATTAACAAATAAAGGAGAACGAACATGAAAAGAAAACACAACTTGCTCAAATGGTGTAAGGTGTTCATTTTTATACAAATACCTTATTAGTCTTCTATCTTTATCTGAATCAGTTTTTACTTTTGTTCCAGTAGAAACTCTTGCTGCTCTTATTATAGAATAATCATCCCCCATTTTGTCAATTAATTCCACAAAACCATCATCTAAAACTTTAATCTTCATTTATAAAATACACTCCATTTTTTTTATCAAATCCCACACTCCCTTTCTTGAAAAACTCAATAGCAATTTTCTCTAAAGCGTTGTGGGATTTTCTATGCTCAACATCTGTTTTGAATAGAAATAAATTGTCTATATTATTATTTAATTTATTACCATCTATATGATGGATTACTTCTTTTTTATCCAACTTTCTTCCAATACTTTCTTCCATTATTATAAAATGTTCTTTTCTATATTTACTCCAACCATTTTCGTGTTCTCCTCCAATATATACCAATTTATATCCATCACCACTTATAAACTCTCCACCTTTCCAACGTGGGCTATTTACTCCAGATAACTCTGGAAACTTCAGTCCTTTATTCCATGGTTTCTTATATGGCCTTTTTTTTGCTGCTTCTTTACCAGAGCATTTTCTACATAATGTTTTACCATCAAAACCTCTTTTTTGTTGTCTTAAAAAATAATTATGATAAATTATTATACGTTCAGTATCGCAATCCTCACATTTTACTTTTATTCTTTTCTCACTTCCTTTTGTTATATCTTTTATTAATGCTCCATCTATTGATTTATCTCCAATAATCATTACATCCTCCTAATCTATATCTTTACGAAGATTAAGAAGTAATAACGTCTTTCAAATAATCCCCCTTATAATAGAAATAATATTAATACATATCTTATTTTTTGTCAATCTTAATAAGACCAACAGGTAAAATATCATAAAGCTTATATTCATCTATTAGATTCCATAAAATTTTATTCTTTTTCCTTATACATTCTATCTTATATAAGGGTCTCATATTTTTCAACGACCAACACTTCCTTAATTCATTAGATGTTATTATTTTATAATCGAATGCTGAACGTGGGATAATTTTATCAATCCACCAATAAGAACCATAATTTTCCCAATTCATTTCCTTTGTGAATTGTAACTCTAAATGATATTTTAAGTCAACCAAAGTATACCCCAAAAGTCTCTCCCAAATTCTTCCTGACTTATTTAGTTTGATAGAGCGATAGATTGAATTGTTTACATTGCGATCAAAAACTTTTCTTTCTTTGTGCAATTTAACACTGGGTCCCTTGTTTCGACATTTTTTACAAATGTTTTTGTGCAAATCTTTGCTGGAACGGTCGGCATGAAAATTATTTAAATTTTGTGCAATTTGGCAGCATGTGCATTTTTTCATGTTTTCCATGTAAATATCTTTCCCTTAACAAAAGATAGTCAACTCATTTTTTGATATAAACAAATATACCATTTTTATTAAAGATATTAGTAGAAAACAATTTAGGAGGACAATAATATGGCGTTAGCTTTATCAAGCACAGCTAGCTCAACAAACGAACCAATGAGGAAAAATAGGTGGGTAATGCAATTTACATCTATTCCTGGTGATGGTGATGCAGCTAATTTAGCGTTTGCGGCACACACAGCGACTAGACCTACAATATCTTACACACCTGTTGAACACCAAAGATTAAACGAAAGATACTATGTAGCTGGTAAACCAACTTGGGGTGAAATTCCAATGACCTTTTTTGATTTTATCGGAGGGTCAACATCTGTATCTCAAATTCTTTGGGATTGGAATAATGTAGTTTATAATCCAATCACTGGTGCAATGGGATTTAAGAAAGAGTATACAACTTCTGGAACTCTTGCAATGTTAGATCCAGCTGGTGGAATCGTTCAAGTATGGAATTTATTCTATGTTTGGCCTATGTCAGTTGGATGGGGAGAACTCTCGGCTGATGATGATGGAATAGCAGAAGTATCTGTAACTTTCAGATATGATTATGCGGTCAAGGGAACCGATATTGACACTACACCTTAACAGGGAATGATATCAAATAAAAAACCTCCTTAAATGGAGGTTTTTTTTATGCATAAAAAAAAGGCTACTTCAAATGAAGTAGCCCAGCGATATATTATACATCCACTATCTATAATACGTCTATTATAATTTAGTGGCCTTATACATTATACTTTACGACATGTATAAAACTACATAAACTATGGCATTTTAAACTTAAAAAGAATATAAACCATAGCACCTACCACTAAAGAAAAAATTATTGCTCCCAAGATCATTATTTTGGAATATCCCCAATAACACCATTTACATAATACATCATAGAAAGAAGTTCATCTTTAGTACCACGTCTTCCTTCTTCAATCTTCAAGTTTCCCTTATTATCATAAATTGGACCGTCATATGGATCAAAACCATCTGGTCCTTCATTAATCATTACAGCATAAAGATCAAGAATATCTTGATAAACCTCGGCTTCTTTCAACTCAGGAATAAACTTTGGATTTATTGGTTCTTCAAAATTTCCGCCGATAAAGGTAGCCTTTTCTTTCATTAACCACCAAAGGTCTTCATTGGTCCAAGTTCCATTCTTAATGTCTTGTAAAATTTTCTCATACATTACACCCCAATCTGTTAGTTGCCCAGAAACTACTGTATCAACTCCGTATTTCTGCATTGGACTATAATGACTAAAAGAATAAATTTGATTCCCTCTTTCTGTCATTTCTTGTGAAGCTTCAATGATTGCTGGTGTATCTTCTGTAAATGCTATAGCGTCAACTCCAGTTGCAAACAAAGCATTTGCCGCTTCTTTCGCTTTATCTGGACCGTACCAAGCATAAATCCATCTTACATTAACTTCAATATCTGGATTAACAGCTTTAGCTCCAAGAGCAAAAGCATTAATATGCCTTATGATTTCTGGAATAGGGAATGCCCCTACATAACCAATCTTGTTTGTTTTAGTTAAAGCACCAGCCATCATACCATTAAGATAATAAGCTTGATACAAGTCACCAAAATATGTTCCAACGTTAGTTGATTGCTTAAATCCAGAACAATGCATAAAAGTTGCATCTGGATATTTTTCTCCAGCAGCAATGGTGTCATCCATATATCCAAAACTTGTAGTTAAAACAACTTCTATTTTTTCTTCTTGAATAAATCTATCTATAACTCTTGAAGCATCACTTTCTGGAACTGACTCTACATAAACTGATTCTAACCAAGGAAACTTTTCTTCTACATATAATCTTCCTTGTTCGTGAGCGTGAGAAAATCCATAATCTCCAATCGGACCAACATAAATAAATCCAACTTTTAACGTATCAGAATTATCAACCTCGGTAGTTCCTTTAGCTACCGCTCCGAATATTACTGTCATAGATAACAATAATATTGTAAATATTTTAAATATTTTCTTCATTATTCCCACTCCTTGAGCCATTCAATGAGAACTTCAGCTGCGTTATTAGCTGCAATACCAAAGAACTTACCTATTTGATTTTCTCCTGGTCCTCCACCTGCAAGGTCGGAAAGTGATCTAAAAATAAGACAAGGAATCTCATTTACGTAAGCTACGTGAGCTACAGCAGAAGATTCCATATCGAGACAGTCTGCTTGAAAATTAGCAAATGCATAATCTCTATATTCTGCGTTATCAACAAATGTCATTCCAGAAACTCCATTTCCTCCGACTACTAACTTTGGAGAAGTTTCCAAACCACCTGTTTTAAACTCAACCTTACTTTGTATTGCGTAAGCAACATCAAGCATTTCTTCATCTACTGGAAACCAAAACATTTCTTCTGATCCATCTGTCTCAACTCTATTACTTGTAATAGAAGTCGTTTGAGGAAATGACATATTAAAGTTTGGATAAATTACTTTATGCCAACCAGCATCAAAACCTTCATCAGTTTGTCTCGCATATACAACTTCTTGATAATGCGCCCATTTAGCCGGAATAGTTACATCACCAATATTCAAATCTGGATTCACTCCACCAGCTATACCTGAGAATACTATATGAGTAATATTAAAATTATCAATAGCTAACTGCATAGTCATTGTGGCGTTTACCATTGAAACACCTGACAAGAACATTACTACATCATCTCCTTCTAAATTTCCTAAAGTGAAAGACCTTCCATTGACTACTACTATTTCTTCAATGGTTGCTAACCCCTTAAGAGTCTCCAACTCAGCACCAAAAGCAGAAACCACAGCTATTCGTGGTTCGTTTTGGGCTTCACTTACATCTACGCTCATTACATTAACAGCAGCGAACGCGAACAGTATTGCTAGAACAAATTTTCTAAACAATTTCATTAAAACCTCCTAAAAATTTTATACTTATTTATAACATATTATATATGTTTTGTCAATGGTTTAGGCATAAAAAAAGCCCCTCCGAAGAGGGGCATAAAAGAAGGGGGATTCTCTTAAAAGATTAACTAATATTAACCTTTATTTTTTCTTTCTCTTGCTTCTCAATTTCCTTTGAAGGAACATTGATAGTAAGTATTCCATCTATCATAGTGGCAGATGTTTTACTTTGATCGTATTTTGCTTTAGGAACAAATAGTCTAGTAGAAAAACTAGATTTCTTTATGCCTCGATGAAGATATTTTCTCTTATCTCCGTTTTCTTTCTCTTCTTTTTTACCTGCAAGAATAAGGTAGTTTCCGTCGAAACTAATATCTATGTTTTCTTTTCTATATCCAGCGATTGCTGCCTCTATAGCATAGTCTCTGTTTTCCTTTAAATATATATCAACTGGGATACCTGTTTGTGTGTAAAAATCACACTCGGAACTAAAATTTACGGGGAAATTTCTAAACCAGTTGTCGTTAAGGAAAATGTCTTCGAACGTTTTGAAAATGTCATCAAAACTTGCGAGTTCTTTCATTGTTATATACCTCCAATGAGCATATTATTTGTGTTAAGCCCCTCATACGAGGCGACTTCTTTTTTTTGAATCCCCCTTTCAAAGCGATTCATAATTTATTATACAATATCTTTACTTTTTTGTCAAGTTTTATACTTTTTTTCCATTGCAATAAGGTGGGTATAATACTTTGGGTCTTCTTTAAGGTGATCTAATACGATTTGTTTTGCTACTTTTTTATCACTAGTATGTTCCATTTCTATCTTAATGCCTTTAGCAAGTTCATCAGTAATGATCTTTACTCTATCACCTTCTTTATAGTTACCTTCTTTTTTAAAATCTTTAACCGTTATAGATTCTTTTACTTCTTTAGCGGCTTTTTTAAGCTTACTTTCTGCTACAGGTTCTACTTTATAGTCAAGCCAAGATTCTGCTTCTTCTTCAAAATTATCATCATCTGGATCTGGATATCCATGCATTCCACCATAGGATCTTAACTCTTCTATTGCTTGTTCCCAAGCATAATCCTCTGCTGCTTTTTTGGATCTAAATTCTAATACTTCTGGATCTTGATCCTCTGCATTATCTGTTCCACTATACCATATTTTATATTTCATTATACAAACCCTTTCCTTTTAGAATATTTGTCAAACTTTCCATAATCAAATTGTTTAAGATTACCATATACTTTAGTAGCGAAAAGTTTTTGATTATTCACATTTTTAAGTTGTTCTTTTCTTAAACTCTTTGTCATTACTCCAACTGCATATATTATTGCCATTATATATATGGGTTTTAATGTAGCAGTTATTATATTCCATTGAAAGTCATATTCCCAATCAAACATATTTCTTATTTTACCACGCATTCTAGATCGAGCTGTATCAGGCAACAAATGCTTGAACCAACGCGCTCCTTTATTTCCTTTTTCCATATATTCTTTAAATTTTCTTAACATAAATGGACCAAAATAAGATCTTAGAGGATCATACATTATCATTGAAGGAACTGTTTTCTTCATTCTAAACGTTCTGGCAAATCTTGTGATTTTAGTTTTTGTAGCAGAATCACTTACAGATTCTCTTAACCATTTTTCATGATCAAAACGAAATATTGCTCTACGAGTATCATAAACATCTAATATCATATAGTTCTTATCAAATGCACTTACGTTAGCCATTATAGCTTTTTTGAGTGAAGCCATATCAACATTTGCTGGTGATAATGGTCTAGATGGGTCTCTTTGTAAGCTTCTGGGAATAATATTTAAAATATAAGTTACTTTATAAGAACTACTCATGTCTTTAGCCATAAGAAACTGCAATGAAACATCATTTTTAGTTAAAACTATTTTCTTTGATGCTGATTGTAATGGCGATGGACTATAATAAGGTGTTCTAACGAAGTTTGACATTATTCTAGTTTGTCCTTTTGAGTAGCAATCTTTCTATCTATTCTACTAAATAAGAAAGCAATATCCTTTAGTTCTTCTTCTGATTTAGGATCTATTTTCTTATATTTTTCTACCATAGATTGAAGTCTTTGTTTATCAAGTTTTAATCTATCTAATGTAGTATATTCTTTTTGTAATATTTCTTTTGCTAAATTTTCTATATCAGTTACTTCTATTTTAGGTATAGCGTCAATATTATGACCACTTAATTTTTTAGTTTCTGTAGTTCTTCTTATTTTAATCTTTCTAATAATATCAGTTTGATCATCAACCATTTCGCCATCACCTTGTTTTCTCATTCTAGCAACTAACTCGTTAGCATCTTTTTTAGCAGCTTCGAGTTCAGCAACCTTATCATATTCTACTGTTGCTATTTCTTTTATTCTCCTTACAAATTGTTCTGGAGATAAATAACCTTCTTTCTTTTCTTCCGGTTTTTCAGCAGTTTCATCGGCGGAACTGGTAGTTTTTGAAAGTTCCTCAGTTGATTTAAATAATGTCTTTGGGTCACGCAACTCACTAATAGAAATAAGATTACCAATTAATCTCATTCTTTTCAGTGTGTTATAATCACCTTCATCTATAATATTTTTAAGTCTTCTTTCAAATCTTCTGATTTCATTTTCAATCTTTCTTTCAGCATCTATTAATTCAGGGCTTCTCTTTATTGTAATAGGTTTTTCAAGAAAATCACTTTCTTTTACTTTTTGAAAATAATCTTCCATATTACCAGAGAAACTTTTTATAGACGGGAGTTTAGACCAAATCTTTTTTTCTTTATCTGTTAGTTGTGATCCTTTTTTTAAGGAAATAAGTTTCTGTAATGAATTTTCTCTTCTTTGATTAGATTTCTTAATCATTTCATCTATAATAGATAAATATGTATTTTTAAATATATTAAGAACTCCAGGTTTAGTTAGTTTTTTTATAATATCTTTTGAAAAGAAATACTTTCCTAAAGCTACATCAAAGTTTCCTTTTTTATAAAAACTACCACTTTCTGTTTTAGTTAAATCAATGGTTTTTCCGCTCCAAAGTTCTTTACTTTTCTTAACAAGACTTTTAGTTTTTTGAAACTCAACCTTGCCCATTTTAGCTTCATCGGCTACTTTTACTAAAGCCCTATAGTTTTTCATTATATCACTATATACTTGTTTTAGCTCTTCTCTTGAGTATCCTTCTAAATCATCATCACCAACTTCAAACTCTTTAAAAACTCTATTAGCTATATTATAGTCTATTTTAGCATCACCATCCTTAAAGTCTTTCTTCATTAAATGAAGATCTTGCACATATTTAGCCAATCCACCTAAATCATCTTGTATCTTTTGTGAGTTCTTAAAAAAATCTGGTCCTCTACTTTGTATTTTCTTTCTACCGCTTTCCAAAGCTGAGCGGTATTCTTCTTTAGAAAGACCTGTAACATCTTTTGATGAAACTCTTGATGAGCTAGATATTTTTCTTTTGATTAATTGATAGGGTGCAAGAACATTTCTTCTAAATGAAATTATTTCCTTAGCTAATTCTTTACCATATTTATTATAAATCTCACCCATGGTTTTCATTTGTTCATTAGTAAGTTTATAAATAGTTCCACCAGAAGGCGCACCAACTGTAGCCCTGGCTTTTTCAACACCTATCTCAGCTTTAGCTCTTACTTTTTTTGAAGTTTTTGCCACTGCTTTAATTGTTTTAATTGCTTTATTACGTCTTAAGGCATTAAGTGCTTGTTTTTTAAATGCTGCGTAAGCAACAAATGGCGTGATTGGTATCGCACCTTCTTCTAAAACAAGAGGTTTCTCTTCAAAAATGTCTAATATTAAGTCTATTTGATTACCGACTGGTTTCTTTTTTCTTGGCATGTTAGTCCTTCATCTGGGTTTGCTAACATTATCTTTACTTATTATTTATCATATAATAACAATCCTTACAAACCTCTAATCCCATACATTTTATAAACTCAAGATTTCTTTTTTTACACACTTGACACTTAGTTTTTCTACCCTCTCGAATATAGCATCCAGGCAGTGGTATTGGTTTTTTCATTCTACTTCAAACCCCGCTTTCGCATAAATTGCTTTTCTCAATTTGGAATGACGTTCTGTGAATTTATTTCCATAATCATCAAAATCTACGACATGAACAGTGTCTTTTCCTTCCGTTACTCTTAATCCTCTACCGAGCTTTTGTATGGTTTCTATCTTAGATTTTCCACCAGATGCTATTATTAGTAATCTAATAGCATTAATAGATATTCCTTCATTAAATATATTAGAACTGATAACTGTTTGTATTTTGCCGGCCTCAAAATCATTGATTATTCCTTGTCTTACTGTTGCATCGTCAATACCACTAACAAATACTGATCCTGGGATCATTTCATTCAGCATTTCTCCATGTTCTATAAGTCTTATTAAAATAAGTGTAGGAACATTATGTTCATCTACTAACGTTCTTATTTTTTTATTCCTGAGTTCGTTAGTAACAATACAATTATAACTAGCCGTAGGCCAATCTAAAGTTGCAATGCTTTCTACTGGAATAAACTCTATATGTGGCTTAGCCAATACCTTATTTTCCATTAAAGGTTCAGGAGCAATGGTATAGATTATATCACCCATATATTGTTTTATTAAATTCCATTTATAATCATTACCAGAGTTCGGTGTTGCTGAAAATCCAAATCTTATCGGATAAGAAGTATTAGAAAGAAAATCCTGAAATCTTTTAGCAGAAGCTCTATGAACTTCATCTATTACAAGAACTTTATATTTTCTTAAAGAAGGAACTTTCATTACAGATCCTATGGTGGAAACCATTACGTCACCATCCATAACACCTTTGCCGTAACATAATCCTACATTTTTTATTCCATTTTTTTCTATTCTTTCTTTTAGTTGTAATGCTAATGAAACCTTATCTACTAATATTAAAGTTGGTAATCTAGATATTTTAAGAAATGCTATTATAGTTTCTGATTTACCTGAACTTGTGGGAGCTTCTATAACACCTACATTAGTTTTCATCATTCTTTTAAGTGAATCAACTTGATGATCTACATAATCAAAGTTTGGTAGAACCTTCTTAAAATCGTCATCTTTAAATTGCATAAGATTATGTTTGAATTTTGTTCGTTTGTCATCTAACTTAGTTATCTTATAACGACCTCTAACGAATGTAAGAAGTTCTTTTATATAACCTGAGTTGAGATAATAGAATTGTATTTTTTTTACTTTTTTAGAGTGAAGGAAACATTTCTTTTTAATTTTACGGAAATCATATGTTCCACCCATAAACACATTTGATTTATCTTCTTTCGTGAAATGCTTTTTAACTGCTTTCTCCTCATCTTCTGTTTCAAAAAAAATGAGGAGAAGCTTGTCTGTAATTTTTATTTTCATTAAGTAATGTTAGCAACTTTTTTTATTTTAATCAAGTCGCTTTCATTTATTATAGTGTATCCCAATCTCATAGAACCACTATTAAATTCAATCTCATTACTTACTGTATCTCCACTTATAAATATACTACCATTATTATTACTACCATTAATAGTAAGTCCAGAAATAGTACTAAAATTTAATTCGTCTTCTTTTTGAATATCAATTATTTCTTTTATCCCGTCAAACACACTGTCTTCTTCAAAAAGATATTCCATCATAGAAAACTTAGTAAGTGGTAAATCACTAATTTCTATTGGAAATTTATTGAATACATATCCGAGAAATCTGAGTTTCTTATTCATTATTATGCTCAAATCTTCCACACCAGTCATCTTCATTAACATTTGGCCATTCAGTTTTAGGTGTTATACCTACAACTATTAAAACTGGTGGATTATATCTACATTCTTTCTTTGTAAAGTTGTAACTTATCATTTTTATACTTGAAAAATATTTACAATCCCCACAGTTATTCATTTTGACAATCCATAATTTCATCTATTCCATTTAATACATTATCTTCCATTAAAAGATATAGCATCATCTGATGTCTGGTTAATGTCCAGTCACCAAAGTATTTAAATATATAGCCTAGAAGCCTGAGTTTCTTATTCATCACCGTCTTCATAATAATATGCCATAATATCTTTTTGTTGAATAAGTCCATATTCTGTTAAATCATAATCATCATAATCTTTTACTTTCTTACAGTTATAATCATTGAATAAAACTTTTACTCCAACTCTAACATCATATTTTCTAGTATCAACATCAGGACCAAATCCTTCTATTATCCAATAATGAGTGTCTCTCGTATCAGTTCCTGGTTGTCCTGGAGCTGTCTCTACAAGAATAAGTGCTCCTGTTTTAGACCGTCTTTCTTTTGGTGTATCATATTCAACTGACTTTAATAGAATAAAGTCTCCAACTGGTTGTATCTTTTTCATTATTCTCCTTTATTTGCCTGCACTATAAAATGAATTTGTTGAGAGGAAAGTGTCTTTCCAAACCCAATCATCAAGAACATATTGAGAAAACTCTCCCTCTGTAAGTTCTATATAACCACTTTCGTTCATAGAAATCATTTTATAAATCTTCTTATATTCTTTTAAGAAATGTTTTGGTTGTGGTAATGTTATTGAAAGATTAGGAAATTCTCCTTTCTCTAATCTTTTGATCTTATCATTCAGTTTTTCTATAGCTTTTTCTTTATAAACAATAATAGCTTCATCATATTCTTCTTTATGTTTTTTCTCGTTCTCTGCTAACACTCTTAGCAATTCTTTTTTTTCTACCTTAGTAATCATTTACTTCTCCATATCTCTAATCATTTCTTTTGTCATATCTTTCAGATCTTCTGAATCGATATCCATTTCATCACTATCTATATCTATGTCGTCATCACCAATTAACTGTAGTTCTTTTTTCTCACTTATAATTTCTATTTCTCTGGCTTCTAAAAGTTCTTGAAGTTTAGTGATATTATTTATTTCATCTTCACGAATCATTGAAATGAAATCCTTTCTATAGAAAGACTTATCCCATAGTCCAGGAACTTCATAAGTAGATCCTCCGCCTTTTTTCCTTAACACTCCAAAATCTCTAAGCATTCCAAATAGTCCAGAATATTTAGCAGGTCCAACTGCAAAGTCGATAAGAAAATTACATCTTCTCATTTCTGTTCCGAATCTACTTTTCTTAATCACAGCTCTAATAGGTTTAATAGAACTACCAAGAGCAGTTTTTCTTCTCTCTTTTTCCTTCTTCATGTCAGTATCAGTTACATCATCAGTTTCTGCTGTGTCTGATAATCTGATAAATAATGATGGGTTATATTCTACATTAACTCCACCAGATACTTTCCAAGGATCATAAATATTACCTATATTAGTATACATTTTATTTGCGAATACAAATGAGATATTAGTCTTCTCAAATCCAACATCAAATGTTCTAAAGAACTTCGCAATCTCTTGAGGTTTCTTTCCCATATCAGGAGAGCCACCAAGCTCACGAACAGATTGTAGATTTGCCAGTGTATCTAACACAACCAGAATCTTCTTTTCTATTTTATTGAAAATAACAGTATTAACTATTTTTTTCATCATTCTAGTAACACCTTCTACATATAAATAATCAGCTGTTTCTTTCTTTCCTTTTGGAAACTTATTATCATTTATTTCTTCTATAGTAGAGTCACTTTTCTTTATTCTATAACTCTCAAAAGTATGAGCTTTAAGCATTCTTATTTTATTTAAGTCTACTCCAGCAAACTCATATAATTCTTTTGAAGAACCACCACCCTCTGTTTCTATAATAATGATATGATCTATTTGTGGATCTTTCATTATAGAAGCAAGAATTAGACTTTTCCCAGTTCCCGTTAATCCGTCTACCGCTGTGATTCTACTCACAGAAATTGCTCCCCATATATTTTTTGAACAAATATAATTCAAAGCATAGATTCCTGAATCTAGCCAAGTCTTAATACTTGTGTCTACTTTTGAAAAGTCAATCATGTTATCAAATTCTTTTTGAATCAATGCATCAACTTCTTCAAATGTATCTACTTCTTTTGCCATTATTTCTCCTTAATAAAAAATAGGGGCCGAAGCCCCTATCTTCTTACATATCTTCGAACTCACTTAGAATATCATCTAAGTTATCTTCCGCCTTATCAGACGTATCTGCTTCTTGTACAGGAGCAGATTCTGCTTCTTGAATCGCTGGACTACTTGCTGGTGCTGTTACGGGAGCAACTGCTGGTGCTGCTGCTTTTGTTGCAGGAATTGTCACTACGGTTTCTTCCGCTGTAGGATCAATATAATCCTTCAACGCCTTCTCCATTGTTTCAAATGTAGAAAACTCAATAAGAGAATTGTATTTCATTTCAACTGCTTTAGCAACACACTCTTTTGCTTTTACACCATCTGTGAAAATTGGACTTTCATTAGCTGCTGGAAGTGATTGGTCGTAGTTAGTACGTCTACCCTTTCCAACCTTTACTATATTATAATCTCTTCCTTTTATTGGGTCAACAATGATCCCATAATCGGTTTCTGTGAGAATGTGATAAAGATTTTGGAATATAGTTTTTCCAGTTTCGTAAAACTTTGGTGTTGCTTCGTCATCAGTTCCACGAACAACAACTCTGTAAATATACCTTTGTTTTACTGAGAACTCTCCAGCGAGTTTCCAAGCCTCGGAATTTCTATCATTATCAGCAACCTTATACATCCTTTTAGAAAGGGCACAAGCAGGACAAGTTTCTGCTTCGTGAAGATTACCGTCTTTGTCCACTAGTGTTTGGTTCAAACACTCAAAGGATTGTCCGTCAATCCAATGGTTTTTGTGATCAAAATAGAATTTTTTCTCTCCGAGCTTTTTGAGAGGGGGAAGAAATCTTACAGGAAAGGTTCCTTCTTTGTCGGACTGTGGTGCCCAGTATTTTCTGGTGCCACCGCTATCAGCTTTTTCCTTGTCAGCTTTGATAGCATCAAGCATTTCTTGATATTCTGGTGATATGTTAGACATATAACGCCTCCTATGGCCAAATCCGTTTCTGTGCCCACGGGCAATGAATTTTTACGGGCTTGACGTTAAATTAAGTCCTCATACGAGAACTATTTTTTTCGTTGTCTAATATTATACTATTATATATGTTTTGTCAACTTATCTTTACTATTTTTTTAAGTAAAGATATAGATGAGAAATGAAAATGATAGGAGAAAAAAATGCTTAGAGGTTGGATAGAACTACAATTAACTAACGGACAAAGATTTAAATATGTAAGAGATGTAACTTTTGGTGACACTGGCGATACAATTGCAGACATAGACTACCGTTTAAATCATTCATTTTATGAATACGGTAATACATCTGGTGATACTTATCTATATCAAGGAGATTCAACTGAAATAAAAGATAACTATGAATCAATTATGACAAGTTATGTTTCTGGAGATAGTTTGATATCTTTCCCTGAATTTACTGGAGATACATATGTATTAAAAAGAACAAATGAAGATATGCCAGTAACTGCACCTCCACAAAATGAAGGTGGAGATACTTTTATTAGAGGTCTTCCTGCTTATAGAAGAACGTCTTTACCAAGTTCATCTATAGTCTTAATAACTGTGGTTGAAGAATTTGCTCCACAAGATAATGTATGGATTACATAGTAGATAACATATATGTTTACATACACATATCTAAAGGAGAGAATTAAAATGAAAGAAGCTGCTCTATTAAAAGAGTTTATCTATAAATACGATGAAAACAATAATCTTGGTTTCGATACTGTAAACTATAGAAAAGGCGCAGCTAATACTGGACACTTTTCTTTAGAAGAAGGATTTAAGGTTTTAAAAGATGGTTCTCTTGAATGGGGATGGGTTCGAATTCATTCAGGTGTTGATAGAGGAAGAGGAAAAACATTTGAAGGAGTTAAAAATGTTATTATGGCTCCATTTGATTTTGAATCATCTAGATTCGAAGATTATAATGGAAAAATTTATGGCTCATTAGTCGTTCTTATTAGTAAAAGATTTGGTTTTGAATTTAGAACAGCACACATGTTCCCAGAACAGATACTTATAATGGATCAATTAAAAAATAACAAACCCGTTAAAAGAGATACTATTGTTGGTCCTATCGGTGGCTATGGAGTTGGTAGTGGTTTTCATACACACACTGAAGTTAAATCTTTAGAAGAAAAATCACCAGTGTTAGAACTATTATTAGAAAAGAAATTTGGTGTTGGAATAAACGAAGAATACAAACCAAACGAAATAATTGAATTTTATCAAAACATGAGTCATTTTAAAGATGCTAGTTTTGATAACGTCTTTAATGATTATGAAAACCAAAAAGAAAAAAGAAGATGTTATTTCGCTAATAAATACTTATATAGATATAACGACTTTGATGGAACAAAGAAAACTCGATATTCCTCAGAACTGTTATGGAATGGCGTGTAAAATAAAAGGTGGAGGTAAAAAATGTCTGAAAGAATCGAAAAGATTAATGCGCTCTCGAAAGTGCTATCAGCTCTAAAAGACACATTTGTGAAGGACAGAGATGATAAAGATGAAATGGTTCAAATAGCATCAAGATTATTAATGCATGAACTTAAAGAATTAGATAAAGAATAATTATTGTCTAGGAATTACTTGCCCGATGGATTTACCATCGGGTTTTTTTTGTCCTGCTGAACTTTCATTTAATACCTCTTCTTCAGCATCACCCCTATCTCTTTTATGTTTATATAAAAGATTAGAATAATCAAGAAATTCCTCTATAGGCATTTGAACAAGGGCTTCATATGAGAAGCCCCAGTCTATGAGATAAAATATAGTTTGTCTTATGTTTTTAATATTTTTAGGACTAAAAGCGAAAAAACTCAGGTCCCATTGGTATAGAACCAGAATAATCCGATTCACAATAAGGACAAGTAACCCCCTCCAACTGATCTACACCAGTTGAAAATGTTGTCGCTTCTCTTAGAGTAGCTGTATCCATACCTGGAAGTGCTTCAAAAAATTCTTCCCAATCCTTCTTAGGAACTTCTTCATCATTAAAATTTAATATTTCTGTTGTAGTAACCATGAGATTATCTACAAGTCTTGTTTCAGTATCAGAAGATTTCTTTTTTCTATTTGCATCCTTTAGAACTAGTTCTTCTGAATGATATAATCTTGGAAGAATTGTCTTAACTGTAAATCCTGATTTTGGGAGTTGAATAACGATAGGTTCTTCTACACCATCTGGTAGTTCTTCAAATACCAAATCTGATATTTTTACTGTATGCTCAAACTTTCTTTCACACATAGTATTTGAACAAGTAATATTAAAATTATATTCATCTCCGTATGAAATCATTCTTAAATGATACATCAAAAAATTACTATCAAACATTAAAATATCTTTAGCACTAATATCTGATTCAATACATCTATCCAAAATAGCTCTTGTTGCTGCACCAGATTTTAGAAATCTAGGGGTAGAAAGAATCTCTTCTTCTTTCATTCCCATTGGAAGCATTTTAATATATCCATTTAATATATCTGGATCATCTGTTACATTAGAATATAATCTTCCACCACTAGGCAATGGGATTGTTTCTGCTTCTGAGAAAACAAACTTTCCACTTCTCTTTTGCCTACTGGGTTTGACCACCCTTTCTTCAAAATCTTTTTCTACCTTATTTACTGCTTCTACATTTTTAATATTACTTAAATCTATTGGTGGTAAAACACCATCATTTTTATCTCTCGCCATTATTTCCTCCTATCATCTTATATATGCTTTACGGATTATTTTTAGATTAAATAAAAAGTAAAGATAAGATTGATATGAAACTTCAAACACTCTTAAATGAAATGGCAATGAGAAATTTTACTGATAAAGAAGATTTTGAAACTTGGTTAAAGAAATCACCAGCCGGTATTATTCATAATGTTGGGGCGAAGCCAATTGTAAGAGAATTTTTTGATTATAAAAAGGGTTTTGAGGAAATTCTCAAAAAAGATAAAACAGGTGGGTGGGTGGGTTATTACTGCTCGCCGTTCTAGAAACTGGGAAAAGGTATTTGATTCTAGAAAAGCATTTGATGCTCTGATTAGGATTGCTACTGTAGATCCTTATTATAAATTAATCAGACAGCTTTATCTTGCCGGTCTTGATTTTCCATCTTTTGATTATAAAAAAGGCCTTGAAGTATTAAAAAGGCAAAGCCGTGATCTTTATTATAGAAAAGCATTAAAGGATTGGCCAATAGATATCAAAATGGCAAAAGAAAAAACTAAAGAGATTAGAAATACTTCTTCTAAACTACCAAAGAAGAAATTAAAATTATGAAATTAAGAGAAGGCAAACAAGAAGAAAAAATATTAAAAGAAAGACTACCAGAAGCTGAGTTTTTAAAGACTGATGCTTTTGATAGAGCACTCTTCAACTATAGAGGTGCTGAATATTCATTCTCATGTGATTTTGAAAAATATAGTGTTCGTCCAATGAAAAGATCAGGTAATGATACTGCAACTCAAGCTTGGGCAAAAGCACTTAAACTTCAAGATCAGATTCAAACTATGGGTATAAAAGCAGCAAAAAATAAAATCTTCTTCCTCTAAACTACCAAATAAAAAATTGAAACTAGAAGGTATATTAAGTGAAGGAACACAAGTAGAAAATAGATTAAATAGAATGAAAGGAATCACTAATGTAAAACGTCTTCCAAATAAAAATGGTGAGTTAAAATGGTATAGAACTGTTACAACAATGAGCGGACCAGAAAAAGAAAACTTTGGTAAAGATTATAAAGGAATTCCATTTTATACATTCACATATAAAAAAGAAAACTATGCTGTTCGTCGTAGAAATGCTGCATTCGAAGGTTTACTAATATTTAATAAAAAAAGGAAACAATGGGAATCAGTACTAGATGCAGGTGCTGGTAGATATTCAGAACTTACAGAATTATACAATTTATTAGCTAGTAAAAACATTTCAGATCTGAAAAAGATTAATAAAAAGATTAAGGCTAAATCTTCTAAACTACCAAATAAAAAATTGAAACTTGAAGCTGCTTTATATGAAGGACACAGTAAGGCAAAAATAGATAGAGTTATGAAATTAGCTGATACATTAAGAGAGAAAATACCGAGTGCTAAAATAATAGCTATACAAAAAACTGCTCAACCATTACCCCAAATAAAATTTGAATATAAGAATAATAAATTTATTATTTTTCAGTCTGAATCGTTTGATGTTATTAGAGTTAGAACGGCTCAATATAACTCTACTAATGAACAAGATAAATTAGTTGAAGAATTACGGAATATATTGACTGCTATAAATAGAAAAGAAGCAATTGAAAAAACAAAAAAGATAAGAGATAATTCTACTAAATTACTTAAGAAGAAGTTCAAGCTTTAATTTCTTTTATTTTTAAATATTCCTCCGGAAAGATTTAGGATAACTTACGTTTATACGTTATGCCATTCGTCGCTTTTCGTGCTACTCTCGCGGGTTTCACCTTCGCTTCGCCGCTTCGTAGCACGAACTCTCCTACGGACGTTCTGCTCGTTAATGTTTAGTTCAAGCACTAATCATTAAACACTTTTATATATGTGGTGAGAACTGTTCGTTTACGGGGTAGAAATGAAACTTTTTCATTTTTCTTTGTGCAATTTTGAAGAGCCGTTTTCATAAATTTTCTCATCTATCCAAGTAAAGATAACATTGATATGAAACTTAGTCAAATATTACAAGAAGAGTGGGTTGATTCATTTAAAGAAAAACAATTTGCAAAAAAAACAATAGAAATATTTAAGAATCCCACTAATAAAGAAATGGATGAAATAGCGAAAAAAACACCCGAAGAAACAACTCTTAGGTTTTTAGCTACAACTAAAGGAGATCTATTTGTTTTTTCTTCTGAAACCATTCACGACCCAGTAGCAAGACAATTAAAGTTAAATACAAACCCTATTAAAACAAAAGATTATTGGGGTGTAGCAAAAAAAGGTTCAAGGGGTAAATGGGAATTTAAAAACTCAGATTCCCACTATAATAGAAAAATACCAGAATTCGTAAGCAAATGGATTGAGTTACCAAAAAAAAACATTAAAGAAGAGTGGGCTGATAGTTTTAAAATGGATGGCAAAACTACTGAAATATTTGTAAATCCTACTACTAAAGAAATGCTTGAAATAGCTTCTGGCGTGGGTAAAGAAATTAGATGGTTAGCTAATAATAAAACTAAAAAACTTTATGTGTGGGAAGCTAGTGATATAATCCATATTTATATGGCAAGAAAATTAGATTTTATTAAAAGCAACTTTGATTATACACCAGAACAAAAAAGAATTATAGGTGGAACAGCACAATTTAGAAACGGTAAATTTATTACAGATTCAGCTCATATAGTAAAGTATGATAGCGTTCGTGATGACGACGATAATACAATAGGATATCGTTATACTCAAGAAGATATAAAAAGTTGGAAATGGATAGAGAAATATATTAACATAGATTATATAAAAAATTTAATTAACAAAAGAACTAAAAAAATGAATGAAGAATGGGTAGATAGTTTTAATTATAGATCAAATGGTCCAGAAAGAACAATTGAAGTATTTAAAAATCCTTCTATAAAAGAAATAAATGAAGTAAGTAAAAAATTAGGAAAATACCAATCAGTTAGATTTATGATTCATAATAAAGAAATGTATGTTTTTGAACCATATGTATTTCATGATGATGTTTGTAGGCAATTAGGTATTTCATCCTCAAATACAAGAAGGCCAGAAAAAGGACAATTTTGGGGTAGTGCTATTAAAAAAAATATGAAATGGACATATGAAGGTTCAGATTCAGGATTCGATGGTCTAAAACCATCTCTTATTTGGAAATATTTTAAAAAACCAACAGAAACAGATATGGGCAGTAAACCTATCCCTCAACCAGATGAATATAATGAAGAATGGAAAGACAGTTTTAAATCTTGGGGTAGAGATACAATGTCTAATAAGTCAAAAATGGTAGATGTATTTGTGAATCCTACCACTAAAGAAATGTTAGAAGTAGAAAAGAGATTAGCAATAAGATTCTTAGCTGATTTTAAGACTAAAAAAGTTTATGTCTTTACTCCAGAAATGTTACATTGGGAAATAGCAAAAAAACTTGGCATGGCAGATGGAATGGAAAATTATTTTCAAAACACAAAACTACTTGGTGGAATCGGCAAACTTAGTAGTGGAAAATTTAGATTAGAGAGATTGCCTCATAACGTAAGAAATATAGGAGCTGGACCAAGAGAACTACAAACACTGGTCACTACAGCAAAAAGAGATTGGTCGTTTGTAGATAAATATATAGCAGGAACATCTACTAAGTTAAAAGAAATAGCTACTTCTTATGAAAAACGCTTAAAGAAAAACTTCGCAAAAGAATGGATTAAAGAACAATATGAACTTTAAAGAACTACAACAAGATTTGTTTGAAGCAAATAAAATATTACAAGACGTGCCTGGAAAGTTCACAAAGATAATGCTTAAGGATGGCAATAAAGTAATGGCATTTTTTGGCAAAGATAATACTGTGTATGTAATAGATGCTTCTATTACAGGATTAAGTAAGTTTAAAGATTGGGATGGAAGAGATGCTATGGCAGACATACAAACAACTGGAAAAAAAGTTCGTTTAGCTACAGGAGTTAAAGTTCCTACCATAAGAATAAGAGTAGAAATGAAAACTGATGATGATGAAAACGATGGGGATGGTAAAGAGTTAGAAAAACCTAATGGAGAAGAATTAGCAGTATGAAACTAAAAGAAGAATGGGCAGATAGTTACCAAGAAAACGGAATAACTCGTGAAATATTTGTTAATCCAACATCTAAAGAAGTAGCAGATCTTAAAGCGAAAGGACTGAGGTGGATGGCTGATTCTAAAACTAAAAAGTTTTACATTGCTGATAATACTGTATGGCATGGTCAAATGATAGAGAAACTTAAACTTATGGATAATGTACCAAACTTACCACATTTTAAATCAACAAGATGGTTAACTGGTGATTTATACAAAGGTAAACATAATAGTGATTTGATGGATAGTGGTATGATTGGGAGAGAAAAGAAAAAGACTATACTTAAAAAAGATTGGTCTTGGGCATATAAATATTTACCAGGATTAAAAGAATATGTAGAAAATTTGAAAATAGTATACAATTTAAAAGAGGATATTATGAAAATAGACAATTTGTTAAATACAATGTTAACAGAGACTAAGTGTTAAAGTATAAAGAATTTGTTTTAACAAAAGAATACTCTAACTTTTTAGAAAATAAAAATGATATAATAGAAAAATATATTAATGGATATACGGCAAAAGAATTAGCTGAAGTATATGGGTTTAATAGATTATGTCTACCAAATTATTTAAGAAAAGAGAAAATAGAAACAAGAAAACGCGGAGAACCTACAAAAAGACAAGCAGATAAAATAAAGAAAACTATCTATAAAAAATACGGTGTTATAAATCCAGGACAAATACCTAATCAAATAGAAAAGTCAAAAAAAATATCAAATGCTAGGAAAAAGAATGGAACATGGAGTGGCAAAAATAATCCAAACTATGGAAATAAAATAGGAAATAATTATGGATACAAAAGTGGTTTAAGGAAAGATATAGACATATATGTTAGAAGTAGCTGGGAAGCTAATGTTATAAGAATTTTAAAATTTTTAAATGTTAATTTTGAATATGAAAAATATAGAATTCCTATAAACAATAAAGAAACAATTTTAATCGATTTGTATCTTCCTGATTATAAGAAATTTATAGAGGTAAAAGGATATTGGAGAGATGACGCTAGAAGAAAAACAAAAGAGCTATTGAATAAATATGATATTAATTTGACTATTATAGAAGAAGGATATTATAAGTGGCTAATTAATAAATTTAAAAACATTATTTATTTGGAGAATTAAATGAAATGAGAAAAAATACTACAGGAGGTAGCCTTGATAGATAACTTGCTTGTTGAGTCCGGTATTAGAATACCAAAAGGAACTCATGCGGCAAAAGTTATCTATCATTAGTTTACCAAGATTTAGATGGTGTAATGTCTGCTTTATTAACTGTTCAACAACTTGTTAAACAAGGTATCCCAAAAGATAAAATAAGATTATCAGCCATTCATGACAGGGATAAAAGAAAAGAAGGGGTTATTGGTAAAAAACTAGCAGCATCTAAAGGACAAATGGTTGCTCTAGTTGACTTTGCTCGTATTCCAAAAGAAGGTGTCAGACAACCTGACTTTTGGAGCGATCATCATGTAACAGATGAGGACCAAAAGAAAGTAGCTGAAAAAATTGTTTCTCATAAAAAAGAAGATCCAAAAAAGAAAATAACTAAAAGTGGAAAAGAAATTAAAATAGATCCTAAAACGGGAAAAAAATATATTGACGTAGACTGGAACCCAGTAGAGAAAAAAAGAGGTAAGCTTGGTACATATAGGACTGGAAAGATTAAAAAAATAAAAAGAGTTCAATTGGGTGAAGCGATTGGTAAAACTGATTATCCTAGTGAAGCAGAACATTTAGCAACAGTTCATACACAAAACTTAATGACTGGAAAAGACATAAAGGCTATATCAATAGTAGATTCAGCTTCTTATTCTAAACTTAAAGACTTAATAGATTTACCAAAAAGTTTTAGAAAGAAAGGAAGAATGGAGAAATTAGCGATTATAACTAATGTATTAATGGGTAAAATGCTTACAAGTAATCCAACAGCCATTAATCAATTGATTATGACAGCCAATCCTTCATTAGTATCAGTTTATAACACATTACTTAAACTTGCTAAACTTAACAACAAACAAGCGGAGGCTATTAGAGAACTTGGTAAAGTAAAACCTAACTATGATTTAATAAAGAAAACCAAAACAGAACTCCCTCCAGAAATGGCTAAAGAAGTTAATAAAACCAAAGATAGTAAATCTATAAAGAAACTTACTTCATTAGAACAAACAAGAGCTAAAAGAAAAGAAGAAATAAAAATTCAAACTGATCCTAAAACTACCCGGTTTAAGAAGGGTAACGATTATGTTATTATTCAAACCAATAAACCAGGAAGCACTCAACCACAAAGATTTACTGGTAGTTTATTAACCAAACAAACGGGAGAGAGATATCCTGCTATGATGAGAGAATGGGGAAACATGTTTCAAATCTCATTAAATCCTTCTTTAAAAATGGCAGATAAAGAAAAAGTAAATCTCACTAAAGGAGTAGATAAAATTCTTGGAGATGTGATTAGAGATGTTAATAATGGAACAATAAAAGTTAGAGATAAGGGGATGACAAAATGGGCACTAACTAAAGTTATCAGACCTGAAGCTGGTGGCCATGCTGGTATAACAACAGTAGGTGGATTAGCTACACTAGGGTTAGCTCCAAAAAGTATAAGAGAAGATCTTAAGAAGTTATTTGAATATGAGAAAAGAGTTAAAGCTCTTAAGGGTAATAAAAAGATGGCAGATATAATGCCTAAATCTGCTGCTAAGATGACAGAACTTAAAAAAATAAAGGCTGATTTTGCTCAAGAAAGAACAATGATAGTGGCAGAAATAAAGAAGAGAATTCTTGATGGTGTTGCTAAAGCGATGAAGACAAGAGGGGTTGAAATGCCTAAAGGGTCTGATAGATTTAAGGTGAAAACAAAAAAACCTTCCATAAAAGAAAGTATTCAGTATAGGAATAGAAACTGGAGAACATAAATAAAAAAGCCCCTTAAGAGGGGCTTTTTTTTATATATCCATATCTTCACGAATTTGCGGTTCAAAACCACCATCTTCAGCTTTCTTCAGCATCTTTTGTTCAAGATTGCTTTCATATTTTAAGTAAGCAGGGACAATTCTTTTTTGAAGAGAAGTTGCTTTTGTGGTTTTTGCTATTTTTTGAAGTCTATCAGCTCCATACATAATAGAACCAAGAGCTTCACCCATAAAAACTTGGGCACCAGCTTCAGTGACCATGTTTTTTACATTTCTTTCTCTAAGTCCATTTATTATTCTTTCAAAATTCTTTTTAATAGAGATCATCTTAATTCTAGCTTGTGCTTGCGAAGGAGCTGAACCCTTCCAGAACATATCTTCTGCTGATTCAAATGTATTAGAAGTTTTACCAATGTCTCTAATAACACTCTTAAGTTCTTTCATATCTCCAATCTTACTAGATAATCTATCATGGAGTTTATTTAATCGTTTATTGATACGAACATATCTAATTCCTTCTTCTAATGTATCAACATCAGTTTCAATGTCTTCTGCTAACTTTAATTCTTTAAAGCTTTCATCTCCGATTTTAATTTCATCAAGAAGGTCAAAAA